AGTGTTAAGCAGGTTTCTTATCACAAACGTACTTGGGGTGAAGAAAAACTCCAATACCATGCTTTTAAACGTACCAAGTCTGTGCGTACATACTTACAGTATTTAAGATCAAAAGCATTGCAACGGAAAAAAGGAAATGAAGTAATTTCTTTAGATGCGTTGGAATTGTTGTGGTACTCCCAAAATGGCAATTGTGCCTTAACAGGATGGCAAATGACAATGGAACTTGCAAATGGGGTAGTTCAGACAAATTGCAGTATAGATAGGATTGATTCCTCCATTGGATATATTGTTGGGAACGTACAACTTGTTTGCAGAATAGCAAATATTGCAAAAACCAATCTTAGCCAAGATGATTTTTATAAACTTTGTAAAGCAGTTTTGGAGAATTTAGATGCTTAAAACACCAGCATGGCAAAGAAAAGAAGGACAAAATGCCAAAGGGGGGTTGAATGCCAAGGGGAGAGCATCTTATAATGCAGAAACTGGTGGCAACTTGAAAGCACCAGTAAAGTCGGGGGATAACCCTCGCAGAGCAAGTTTCTTGGCTCGCATGGGCAATATGGCTGGTGCTGAGTACAAGGATGGTGAACCGACAAGACTGCTTCTTTCGCTAAAGGCATGGGGTGCATCCTCAAAAGCTGACGCAAAGGCAAAAGCTAAAGCTATATCCGCAAGGAACAAAGCGAAGGCAAGCAGATGACTTACTTAGAACTTGTAAACGATGTACTCGTAAGGTTGCGTGAAGCAACTGTTTCGACTGTTTCCGAAACATCTTATTCAACTCTGATTGGCAAGTTTGTCAATGATGCAAAGCGTCAGATTGAAGATGCTTTTGCATGGAATGTGCTTGGCACAACCATTACTCTTTCTACAACTTCTGGCACATACTCTTATGCACTGACTGGTGCTGGTCAGAAGTTCCAAGTTCTTGATGTTCTCAATGTCACAAGCAATTTACGCATGAAGAACATTGATTTTGCGACTATGAACAGGTATCAGAACTTCTCTACACCTGTGAATGGTATTCCTGCCTACTATGCTTTTGATGGAATTGATGGTAGCTATGACACCAAAGTAACGCTGTATCCTCGCCCTGATGGTGTGTATAGCATCCCATTTAGCCTAACAGTTCCACAAGCCACTTTGTCATCAGACTCTACTATTGTCAAAGTACCTGATGTTTTAGTTTCTCAGAATGCTTATGCTCGTGCATTGGTAGAGCGTGGTGAGGATGGTGGTCTGTCTTCATCTGAGGCTTATCTGTTATATAGGTCAATGCTCTCTGACTACATTGCCTTGGAAGGCACTCGCTATCCTGAGAATCAGGAGTTTGTGGCAGTATGAGTCAACCGATTCAAACTTACAGCATCTCGGCTCCGGGATTCTACGGACTCAACACTCAAGACTCGCCTCTTGATTTGAATGCTGGCTTTGCTCTGGTTGCAACTAATTGCATCATTGACCAATATGGTCGTATTGGTTCACGCAAAGGTTGGTCAAGGGTTAATGCATCGTCTGGTGACTTGGGCGCAAATGATGTCAAGGTTATCCATGAGTTAGTTCAGGCTGATGGCACTTTGACTGTTTTGTTTGCTGGTAACAACAAGATTTTCAAGTTGAGTTCCACAAACACTGTGGTTGAACTCACCTATGGGGGTGGGGGTACTGCACCAACTATTACTGCAAGCAATTGGCAGTGTGCATCTTTGAATGGCATCACATATTTCTTTCAGTCTGGTCACAATCCATTGATTTATGACCCTGCGGTATCAACTACAACATATCGCAGAGTTTCTGAGAAAACAGGTTATCAAGCTACTGCTCCTGATGCAGACATTGTGATTTCTGCTTTTGGTCGTTTGTGGGCGGCTAATACTACCTCTGTGAATGCAACTGTTTACTTCAGTGACTTGATTGCTGGTCATGTGTGGTCAACAGGTACTGCTGGCTCATTGAATGTGAACAATGTGTGGGTAAATGGTGCTGACCAGATCACTGGTTTAGCGGCTCATAATGGGTTCTTGTTTATCTTTGGTAAGCGTCAAATTCTTGTATATCAAGGGGCTACAGCACCATCAACCATGTCAATCAGTGACACTGTTGAAGGTATTGGTTGCATTGCAAGAGACAGTATTCAGACCACAAGCACTGATGTTTTATTCTTGTCAAACTCTGGTGTCAGATCATTGATGAGAACGATTCAAGAGAAGTCTGCTCCTGAGAGAGACTTGTCTAAGAATATTCGTAATGATTTGATGGGTGCTGTGGCTGGTGAGACGTTGACCAACATCAAGTCTGTCTATTCAGAGCGTGAAGCGTTCTATCTGTTGGTAACTCCTAGCATTGACACTACTTGGTGTTTTGATACCAAGGCTTATTTGCCTGATGGTTCTGCAAGGGTGACTACTTGGGATTCAATCACGCCTAAGTCTTTGCTTTCTCGCAGAGATGGAAGCCTTTACATTGGTAAGAATGGTTATGTAGGTTATTACAACACCTATCAAGATTACCAATCTTCTTATCGTATGTTGTATTACACAAACCATGCTGACCTTGGCGATCAGAATGTCACTTCAATCTTGAAGAAGTTGTCTACTGTTGTGATTGGTGGAACAAATCAAGTGGTTACATTCAAATGGGGTTTTGACTTCAAGACAAACTATTTGTCTGACAATGCAGTTATTCCAACACAAGGTGTTTATTACTACGGAATTGCTGAGTATGGTGCAAACGCAACAACGATTGCTTATTATTCTGATGGCGTTGCATTGCAGACATTGGTAGTTCCAGCGTCAGGTTCTGGCAAAGTTGTTCAAACAGGTTATGAATCAGACATCAATGGCACTGCATTGTCGATTCAAAAGATTGAAATTCAAGCCAAAAATGGCAAGATGACTTAAAGGGAAATTATGAGTGACTACACCAAAAGCACGAACTTTGCCACCAAAGACAATTTGTCTTCTGGCAATCCTTTGAAGATTGTCAAAGGCACAGAGATTGATACTGAGTTCAACAATATTCAAACTGCTGTTGCAACCAAAGCAGATTTGGTAAGTCCTACCTTTACTGGTACGCCCACACTACCAACAGGTACTATTGCGACTACTCAGTCTGCTGGCAGTAATACAACCACTATAGCAACCACTGCTTTTGTTCAAGCGGCAATTGCTTTATTGTATCCAGTTGGTTCAATCTACACAAATGCTTCTGTCAGCACTAACCCTGCAACATTGCTTGGTTTTGGCACATGGACTGCATTTGCCGCTGGTCGTGTAATGGTTGGTTTTGATTCAGGTAATGCACTGTTTGACACTGCTGAAGAAACTGGCGGTAGTGCAGATGCAATTGTTGTAAGCCACACCCACACAGCAACAGTGACAGACAGTGGACACTTTCATAAATGGGGAAGTTCGCCAGTTACAACTAGAGAGTCAGGGGTAGCAGGGCAATACGACGGAACTGGCTCTACTCAAAACAATACCAGCACAGTAACAACTGGAATTAGCGTATCTAATAGTACAACTGGTTCAAGTGGAACAAATGCTAACTATCAGCCGTACATTACTGTTTATATGTGGAAAAGGGCTTCTTAATGATGATGCAAGACCCTGAATATCGCATTATTCATCACTTCAGTGATGGGTTGTATGCCAAGGAGTCATTCTTTACTGCTGGAATGAGCATCTTGAAGCATACGCATGACTTTAGTCATTTGTCGATATTGGCTCATGGCAAGGTTGCTGTGTTGCGTGGTACTGAGATTGATATTTATTCTGCGCCAGCGTGTATTGAGATTGAAGCAGGATTGACTCATGGAGTCAAAGCGATAACAGATTGTGTTTGGTTTTGTATTCATGCCACTGACGAGAAAGACCCGTCTAAAGTGGATGAGATTTTGATTAAAGGAGAATGATATGCCAATAGCCGCCGCCGCAATAATGGGAGGTGCGTCACTATTAGGTGGTGCAATGCAAAGTAGAGCCGCCAAAGGTGCGGCTGAACAATCTGCTCAGGCTCAACTTGAGGCGGCACGAATTGCGGCTGAAGCGGCTAAGTTTCGCCCTGTAGGTGTAACTACTCGCTTTGGTAGCTCTAATTTCCAGTTTGACCCTAGTGGTTATCTAACTGGTGCTGGTTACACAGTATCTCCTGAACTAAAAGGCTATCAAGACCGATTACAGGCTCTCACAGGTACTGCTTTAACTGATGCAGAATTAGCTAGAACGCAATATCAACCTTTGCAAACTGGTGCTACAGGACTGTTTAATCTTGGTCAGCAATATCTACAACAGTCCCCTGAGCAAGTTGCACAGAAATATATGCAACAGCAACAGGATTTGCTTGCCCCTAGTCGTGAAAGACAGATGGCTCAGTTGCAAAACCAGTTGTTCCAAACAGGTCGTGGTGGCTTATCTGTAGGTGCTACAGGATTGCGTCCAAGTGGTGCTGGTGGTTTGGGTGCTACAACTCCTGAGATGGAAGCCTACTACAACGCATTGGCTCAACAAGACTTGGCACTTGCTTCACAAGCTCAACAAGCTGGACAGCAAAATGTGGCTTTTGGTGCAGGGTTACTAGGTTCTGGTGCTGGCTTAATGGGTCAGTATCAAGCTGGTCAAGTCGGTGCATTAAGTCCATTCAGTACATATTTGGGTGCTGGCTCTACTATTGAGTCTCTTGGTCAACAACCTTTAGCTTTGGGTTCTGAACTTGGCGGTCGTTCTGCGACTGCTGGTGCTAATGTTGGTCAATCATTGCTTACTGGTGGCATGAGTGCGGCTAAAACTCTCCAAGGGGCGGCTGGTAGTGGACTTGGACTTGGCTTAATGAACTTGGGTAGAAGTCCTGAGTTTGGTAGTGGTGTGGCTAATGCTTTATCAGGCATAAACTTTGGGTTTGGTTCTGCTCCATCTGGTGCGGCTGGTTACAACATCAGCCCATCAGCATTTGGTGAATACTACGGCATTTAAGGATAAATCATGGCAACATCAGAAATCTTAGGTTTATTCGCAAGCCCACAGCAGTATGAGCAACAGCGTCAAGCCGCTATGGAGGCTCAAGCCTTGCGTATGGCTGAACTTAACCCCATGCAACAAGGTCAGTATGGCATTGCTCTTGGCGCACAGCAATTAGGTCGTGCCATTGGTGGTGCTTTGGGTGGTGTAGACCCACAGTTGCAGAAGATCACTCAGCGTCAGCAGTTGCTTGGCATGATCGACCCAAGCAATCCTGATTCTTATGCTCAAGCAATTCAAGCCGCAATACAAACTGGTGACCAAGAAGCGGCATTCCTTTTGCGTAATGAGATGATGAAGGTTAAGCAACAGTTTCAAGAGCAACAGTTAGGACAGTTAAAGACAGAAGATTATCTGACTCAGCGTGGCTTGGGTATTCAATCCAGAGGTCTTGAGGCACAAGCACAAGAGTTGTCTAAACAACTTAGAAATACTGATGGCACTATCAATGAGGAAGTCAAAGCCAAGATGCTTGCATTTCCTCAAGGTCGTGCCGCTATTTCTGAATTGGCTAAGATCATTCCTGACTTGCGTAAGATTGGTGCTATGGGTGTGCCAGAGGAAGACCCATTCAAGATTTTTATTGATGACGCAAGCATCCCTGCAAATGTGAAGACTCTTGCAACTCAATACTCAAGTAGTTTTGCCAAAGGAATGATTGACCCTGACAAGGTTGATGCAAGGGTCAAAGACTTGGCTGATATGACTCAGCGGATTAACCAATTCGATCAATCACAACAACAAATCAAAGCCAATCAAGATTCAATGGCGGCTCTGAAAGTGCAAGGTCTTGAGAACTCTCAGGCATATCTTGCATTGGCACAGTCACAAGCTAAGTTGGCAGAACAACAAAACACATTTAATCAGCAAATGAGGGTGGCTGAAGCTAATCGTAAGCGTCAAGAAGATATTGACAAGGCAGAGGCAAAGAGAAGAGAAGCAGAGCAAAAAGCAGAAGAAAAAAGAAATAAACCTCTTAGAGCAGACTTGGCTAAAGATGAAGAAGCTGATTACACGAAGGCAAGTGAAGCTAGGAATCTGGCTGTTGAAGCCAATGATTATGTAAACAGCATCAAGGCTGGCAATATCAAGTTTGGATTGAAAGATCGTGCTTCTATTGCGATTAGAAGTGCGGCAGGGTCAAATGACCCTGATGTAGTTGCAAGAAATGACTTTGAGAGGTTCAAGACTCGCCTTGTCAATGAGTCTTTGCGCCTCAACAAGGGTACTCAAACAGAGGGTGATGCACAGCGTTCAATCAAAGAGTTGCAAGGTGCTGAGTCTGAGGTTGATGCCGCTAAAGCAATCAACACACTGGCTCTACTTAACGCTAGAAAAGTCTCTGATGCACAGAAATCAATTGAAAGACGCAGAAGGAATGCAAACTTAGCATTGCCTGAAGTACCAATTGAGCCATTGAGTTTTGAACCTCAGACATTCACGCAAAAAGATGTTGACTCATTCTTGAAGAATCCTAAGTATCCAAAAGGCACTATTTTTGTTGACCCTAAAGGGGTTAGAAGGGTGAAACCATAATGGTAGATTACACAACATTGCCTTTGGCTGATGATGTTGAAGCATCTAACGCACAAGCTATCCAATCAACCTTTGCACCAAAAGTAACCTATAACCCACTAGTCGAGACTGTCAGGTCTGTGGGTCAAGGTGCAACCTTTGGCACTTTGGATGAAATTGAGGCGGCATTACGCACAGGCTCTATCAGCAATGATGAGTATGTGAAATTGCGTGACCAGTTGCGAGGTCAACAAAGACAGTTTGGTGAGGACTTCCCTGCTGTTAAGACTCCTGTTGAATTGGCTGGTGGATTTGCTATTCCTTTTGGTGCGGCTCGTCAGGTTCAAAGATTAGCACCAGAAACACAAGCACTGATAACTGGCACAACAACAATGGGTCAGGTCGGTAGAGCCACTGCTTTAGGCACAGGAACTGGTGCATTAGCAGGGTATGGCTATGCAGAGGGAGATGCTGGCTCAGAGGCGGTAACAGGTGCTGTTTTTGGTGGCGTATTGGGTGGTACTGTTCCCATCGTTATCAACAAAGCTGGCTCAGTCATTAAGAATGTGTTGAACTCTGCCGGCATTGGTGACCAAGCAACAGCATCATCCAAGATGTTGGCTAATTACATGGAGAAGGACAATCTCACACCTCAAGAGGCTCAACAAGCACTTGATGAGTTGAGAAGAATTGGTGTGCCTAACCCTGTCATTGCCGACTTGGGCGCAAACTTGAAAAGTCTAGGCTACAACGCTTATATCGTTCAGTCTAAAGCCAAGGGTGCTACTGAAGAGTTCCTTGCAAGTAGACTGATTGACCAACCTAACGATATTGTCAAGGGATTGGTTCAAAAGGCAGGGTTGGCTAAAGATGTCAATGGTTTCCAATATTTAGATGCACTTGCTGAATCTCAATCTTTGAAGGCAAGTCAGGCGTACCCAAATGCTTACCGCATAGACATTGATGCAAGACCATTCAGAGAATACATTGACAGAGATGTATTTAAAAACGCATATAAAAATGCAGTAAGAAGTGCAGATACCAAGGGCATCAAGTTGCCTAGTTTGGACGCTATCCGCAATGCTCAATCAGTTCCCACAGATATATTGCACAAAATAAAGATGGGTCTTGATACAGTGATTGAGGGAGAAACAGACGCTGTAACAGGCAAAGTTTCTAGCTATGGTCGTGATGTCGTCAATGTCAAGAATGAATTTAACGACAAGATCAAGGCACTCAATAACGATTACAAATTAGCCAATGCTGAATTTGCTGATGCTTCACGCATTAGGAATTCATTTGAGATGGGGCAAAAGTACCAAACACTTGACCCCAAACAGGCGGCATCTAATATCAAGAAGATGAACAATGACGAGAAAGAAGCGTTCAGACTTGGCATGATGGCAGACATCAATGCCAGACTTGGAAAATACAAGGGTGGAGACTTCACCAGAGAGATATTCAAGTCTGACAACCAGAAATTGCTTATTCGTAACGCATTCACCGACACTGTTGACGCTAATGGCAATGTCATTAAGTCAGCACAGGATGCTTACACTGAGTTCTCTCAGTATGTAAAAGGCTTGACCGATCAAAGCAAGACCGCTAAGAAGATCATTGCTGGTTCACCTAGCGGTGAGCGTATAGCTAGTACAGATCAAGCCAGAGAAATGGCTGGTATGGCTCAAAGTGCGGCAAGTGGCGATGTATTTGGTTTGATGAGAGCCGCTGGCTCATCATTGCTTGCAAGAGCAAAGGGCATCAGTAGCGAGTCATCTGAAATATTGCAAGGAAAACTGTTCAGTGCTGACCCGATAGAACAACGAGCAATCCTTGCTGAGTTGAATCGCAGAGCAAGAACACCCAAGACAGGCTTGTTATCTGGTGCGGCTGGTGTTGGTACTGCCACTGGCATCGTAGGAGACTGAAATTGATCCGATCACGATTTGCCTCATGGCGGCAGGGCTTGTCTCAAAAATACAGCAGTCTGTTGAATTGTACAAATCAGCTCGTGAGCATTTTGTCCAAGTCAAAGCCACTGCTGATGAAGTTGTGGCTATCGGCAAGGAACTTGGTGGCTTATGGAGCAAGCTACGCAAGTTCTTTGCTGGTAGCCCAAAGCCTCAAGTTGCAAAGCCTGTGGCTAAGTCTAAGAAGCCTACTTATGTCGATGTGGATGACTCTCAAGTCAAGATTGGGATTGTCCAAGACTTAACAGCGTTTTTTAAATTGCAGGAGCAATTAGCTGAACACATACGATCTGAGGAGTTGAAAAGCATAACAGTCTATGACCCTAACCAGAATCATATGGAAGCGGCTTTGAAGAGGGTGATGGCGGCTCAAGAGATGGAAAGATTGACAGTTCAAATAAGAGAGTGTCTCGTCTATAACGCTCCTAGTGAAATGGGTGCTTTGTACAGTTCAGTTTACGAGATGAAGGACAAGATTGAAGAGGAGCAGACGCAAGCAAGGTTAAAAGAAGAGGCTAAAAAGAGGCAAGAACTATGGCTACGCAAGGAAGAACAAAGAAACTTCCAGTTAAAGCTAGGGTATCTAGCCGTGACTTTTATATTCCTCCTGTACCTGTGGATGTGGTTGTTGTTCGTAAGTCAGTGGAGGAAGACATAATGGGATGGATTGCCGCTTGTGTCTTGATTGCTTTGCTGTTGCCATTGATGGGGTTTCTTTATCTTGACATCTTAGAGACTAAAAATGAGGCAAAGTCTCAGATTGAAAAAGTCGAGAAGTTAAGGCGGCAAGTGGAACAAAAAGAGAGGGAGAAAGAGAAATGAAAATAGTTTGCTTGATGGCACTGGTTCTATTGTCTGCCTGTGAAGATAGGTTTAGATATAAGTGCCAAGACCCCCAGAATTGGCAAAATGCCGAATGTAAGCCCCCAATCTGTACCGCTACAGGTACTTGCCCAGAGCAACTCGTTAAACCTGAACAGGAGAAAAAGTAATGCCAACAGTAGGATTTAAACCAAACAACCGAATGACCGCGGAAGAGATTGAAGTCCGAATTTGGGCAATCGTCATCTTCTCCCTGACCATGATTCTTCTTGGCTCTGTAGCTATGTTCCTATACAGCGTTTCATTTGTTACGCAACCAATGTCAGGCATGGCGGCAATTGACAAGGTATATACACAGCAAATCAATACCATCATGGTGTTTATCACTGGTGTTTTGGGTGGTGTGGCTGGTCGTAGTGCTGTGTCTGCCAGTGCCAAGGCTATTGCCAAGGCAGACGCTGACGCTGACTCAGAGCCACCAACACCATGAGCCTATTCAACCCTTATGTGATTCTTGGCATCGTCTTAGCGGTGCTGAGTTCCTTTGGCAGTGGGTACTGGAAAGGCTCAAAGGATGAGGTAACTCGTCAGCAACTTGAGATTGCCCAACTTAACGCTGAAGCTAGGCAGAAGGAACAAATCCTAGTTTCAGCAATCCAAACCCAAACCACTAAACTTCAGAAAGCAAATCAAGATGCCAAACTTGCTCAACAAAAACGTAACGCTGACATTGATTCTGGTGCTCTCAGGTTGCGGATTCCTGTCAAAGCAACCCACTGCCCCATACAAGCCACCACAGATACCGCCCCTGCCACCAGAGATAGCGGTGAA